TATAAGTATTCAGTTATTACGTTCATCTTGATGTTTCCTTTTGGTTTAGTAATTTGTTTATGCCAACTCATCTTGGCGCTCTGCAAGGTAATCTTGGATTTGGTTAGTAATGCCGTGGTAAATGCCTGTATCTTCAGCAGTGTTTGCTGTGGCCTGTGGGCGCTGAAGGTTAGGTATAACATAGCAATTGAACCGCTCAAGAAAATTGTTAGCCATTGCCTCAGTAAGAAGCTCTCCAGTGTGATACTCATTAAGCTCTGAGTTTGTTATAAGCTGGGCATTTTCTCCTATGGAAATATTCCAAGCTTGGCTCGTTCTATTCCAAAGCATAGAGCCTCCAGCATTTTCAACAGCATTTCTAATTTGAGAATAAGCACGGTTTGCAGGTGGGCGTTTTGCGCGTGAACTTGCGGCCATCTCAATACTGCTCTCAACAAACTGCATGAGGAACGAGAGCCAGTTGACAATTTTCTTGAACTCAGTGGTTCCGCTGTGCTGACGAAACTCCATAGAGCCGCGAGTGTGGATGTTAGTTAGGTTTACTTTGTAGTAACGCCCAGCCGCTCTAGCCGCGCTTGGCTTAGTGGTAGCACGTTTAACACTATTCTTAACCATGCTAGTGCCAGCACACCAGCGAGGGTTGCCCCTGCGTGAGCGAGGCATACAGAGATCAATTTGCTCCTCGTATTGCTCGTAACGAGAAAATACAGTTTTAATTTCGTTTATGTTCATTTCCCGACAATCTAGGTGAACGTGTAAACCACAGCTACGGTTTACTGTTACACCCTCAACAGAATTGAGAGCCTCAAGAACTTTGAACAATTCGGTGACACCCTCAGTGCCTTGCAAAATTGGGCTAACCAATTCTCCAGCATAACCACGAACGCTGTTAAGCGAGGCATCAGAAACTACCTTCCAGTAGCTAGTGGTAATATGGGTATAACCAGCAAATGAACACTCAACACCCTCTACCTCATTAATAACTCTAGCAACCTGCCGAGGGCAAGCACCTACAAACTCAACTTCAATTCCGAACTTCTTATTGCTAATTTTTGGTAAATTCAACATTTTCAAGCACCTTTTATTAAGTTAGTTATTTATTCAACAAAGCTATGGTCGCACACTATGTTTCCAAATGCAAACATTTATTTGCACAAATCGTACTTTTTTTTATTCTTTATGGGCTTTTCAGCTTAAAGCGCATGATGTACAATGAGTTTTAGACTTAAAAAGTGAGTGTCAGATGACTACAATTCATGCCAAAGATGTAAAGCAAATGCCTGTCAACGAGTTAATTCCTTACGATAGAAATCCAAACATTCATAGCAGTGAGCAGATAATTCAGCTTGCAAATAGCATCAGAGAGTGGGGATTTACCGTTCCAATCTTGATTGATGAAAAAGAGGTTGTCTTAGCAGGGCATGGTCGATTGTTTGCGGCTAAATCTTTAAACATGGAAACAGTCCCATGCATCACTGCTACAGGTTGGTCTGATGCTCAGAAAAAAGCTTACGTTATTGCTGATAACAAACTTTCTGAGGGTAGTGAATGGGATAGCTCTTTATATTTTGCAGAGCTTAAAGAGATCAATAGTTCTGGATTTGATCTAAGTCTGATAGGTTTTGATGAAAGTATTTCTTTAGATTTTGAGCCAAACCTACAGCCGACCACCTCATTTACAGATGTTAGCGAAGGAGATATAAACAAAGCCGAAACAGCAATGTCAGATAACATGGATAGGCTTACTGGAGATCGTTCAGCAAGAGGGACGGAGGTTATGTGTCCGTATTGTGCTGAGACGTTTACGTTTGATGGAATATAAATCTCAAGAGGATTTATCAAACAGGCTTCATCTCCAAAAGTGGATTTTTGCCAAAACGATGCCAAAAAATCCTCACTATTACACCTTGAAAAAAAGTTGGAATTTCCCAGAATCCTTTGAAGAAAGCGTTATTTTGATTAGAAAATACGGCATAGAAGAGAAGTTTCGTGGATGGCCTTATATTTGTTTTAATTTTGATGGATATAAATATTGGACTATGGGTGCGCCTGTATCTGAGACAATCCTTATAAACAGAAAACCGACGGAGTAAAATATGATTACTAAAATAGGAAAGCATAAGGTTCAGCGATCAGACGTAATGAACGGAATTGATATCCTTATGAGTGGATTTCAAGCTGATTTTTTATATAGCGATCCTCCTTGGGGGCAGGGAAATCTGCGGTACTGGCAAACCATCAACAAAAGACACACAGGAAGAGAGAAATCTGACATTGATTATGCGGAGTTTTTGCCTTTTTATTTTAATATGGCATATAAAAACATAAAAGATTTGGCTGTAATTGAGTACGGAGTAGGCTGGAGATCAGATGTTATTTCTGTCTGCAAAGAGTCAGGATTTACACATCACGGTGTTTACACGTCACGGTATGGGTCTGCGGCCAAACTGTTGCCTTTAGATGTTCATATTATATCCAAAAGCGGGACCTTCAAAATGCCTGATAAGGCTTATTTCACTGAAAAATGCTATGAACTAAGGGGGCAGAAACTGGTCAGTTTTATTTTTGATTACTTGCTTCCTAAAGATGCGGAATTGGTATTAGACCCTATGTGCGGTATGGGATATACAGCTCAAGCAACAGTTGATAAGGGATTGATATTTTACGGTAATGAGCTAAACGAAAAGCGATTAGAAAAAACAATCGCTAGATTGAGCAAGGACTGCAAGTAGTGTTTTATCATACGGCTTTGAAGAACAGATCTGTTACCTACAAAGGGATAAAAGAGACAGCTAGGGTTGAGCATCACAATGGAATTATGTTGAAGCATGATTTTGTATCTGACGGTTTAGCAGTTGATTTTAATGAGTGTGACATTTTGTATTCTGAGCCTCCTTATGCTCCTAGTGGATTAAAGGTTTTTAATGAGCGGGCTGGTATAGAGGATATAAAATTTAACGATTTAATTAAAGCCGTATCTAAAATCCTACTTGAGTGGACTAAGCCAATATATCTTATTATGAGTGCAACAAACCTAGCAAAGTTGCCAAGTCCAGATGTGATTATAGAGACTACTTTAAATGGTGATGTGGTTTCAATGGGTGTCTGGAATGACGAAAACCCGACTCTACTATCATCAACAGAACTTATATGCCAAAGACTTGGCTCTAGGTATAAATGCCTAGGTGATTTTACTTGCGGATATGGCTATCCAGTTAAAAATTTTATGATAGGTGGAGGCCAAAGGTTTGTGGCATCAGACTATGATGGAAAGTGTATTACGGTTATTTCAGGACAAATGAATAAACTATGAAAATCTTTTTAAAAGATAACGTATTTGACCAAGCTGTAGAAAGAATTACTTTCTTGTTCAGAGAGTTTGATGAAGTGGTAGTCAGCTTTAGTGGAGGCAAAGACAGCACCGTAACGCTCGAAATGGCACTACTTGTTGCTGAAAAAGAGGGCAAATTACCCCTTACAGTGATGATGCTTGATCAAGAAGCTGAGTGGCAAGCTGTTGTTGATTACGTTAAAAGGGTTATGTATCGGCCTGAAGTCAATCCACATTGGTTGCAAGTACCCATCAAATTATTCAACGCAACAACGATGGATTACCCTTGGCTAAACTGCTGGGATTTAAACGAAGAACACATGAGAGAAAAAGATCCGATAAGTATCAAGGTGAATGATTACGGTACAGATCGCTTCTACAATATGTTTCCTAAATATCTAGCCAAGCACTACGCTGGTAAATCTGTTGCGTTGCTTGGAGGTGTAAGAGCAGAAGAAAGCCCGAATAGACGAGCAGGTTTGACTAATGGCGCAACGTATAAAGATATAACCTATGGCAAGGTCTACGATGAGAAGCAGGGGCATTATGTTTTTTACCCATTGTACGATTGGAGCTATACGGATATATGGAAGGCTATCCATGACCACAAATGGGATTACTGCAAAATATACGATGAGTTTTATAGGTACGGCATATCACCCATAAAAATGCGCGTAAGCAATCTCCATCATGAAACAGCAGTTGACCAGCTTTTCTACCTGCATGAGTTGGAGGGAGATACTTGGGATGCGCTGACAAAAAGGTTAAAAGGAATCAACCAAGCCAAGCACATGAAGAAAAGCGATATGTTTAGGGCTAATGAACTGCCGTTTATGTTTAAGGATTGGAGAGAGTACAGAGACCATCTTTGTGAGAACCTTATCCAAGATGAAACCGTTAGAGCAAAGTTAGATAAGAAACACGTTTGGATGGATAAGAAATTCCACGACATGAATAACATCCATGAAATGTACAAATCACAAATCCTTGGCATTCTGGCTAATGATTTTGAGTTTGCAAAGATATCTAATTTTCTAGGTAGGCCAGAGACAATTAATTTCTTGAAATTTAAGCGAGGTTTAGAAATTAACTGGAATAGACCAGAGAGAGATTTAAGGTACATAAAACCCCATCAAAGAGGCAATCCAAGTGAGTGATATACCCAAGCAACCTATAAGTGATGTACAGTGGGTCTCTATTGATCTGGTAGAGCCAAACGATTACAACCCTAACTCAGTGGCAGGGCAAGAGATGAAACTGCTACATACCTCAATTAAGCACGATGGTTACACTCAGCCGATTGTTACAATTTACGATGAGGAAAAAGAGAAGTACGTCATAGTTGATGGATTCCATAGATACTTCACCTGTAAAAATAACAAAGATATATTTGATGCTACTGAAGGCAGAGTTCCCATAGTGGTTATCAAGAAAGATATCAACGAAAGAATGGCCGCAACAGTTAGACACAACAGAGCTAGAGGCCAGCACTCAGTCAGCGGTATGTCCAATATGGTTTTCTCTATGCTTGACAACGGATGGAAAGATGAGGAAATATGCAACCATCTAGGAATGGAGCCTGATGAGCTACTTAGATTGAAGCATATAACAGGGTTTTCTAAGTTGTTTGCTGATACAGAATATAACAAGGCATGGGTAACAAAACACCAGATACGAATAAAGAAAGAATTTGCAGACGCGGAAAAGGACGTAAAAAACGGTAACGGTTGAGCTATGAATCATAAATTAACAGAGCAGTTAAAATTAGCCATAAGAGATGAGTTTGTTCATGGGGTAACTGATGAGCAGGGGGTGAGGCAGTACCCTACAATTCAATCCTTAGTATCTAAGCACGGAGTATCTAGCACAACGCTATATAAATACTCTAACGAAGAGAACTGGCAATCTCAGAAAAACAAAGTGCAAACAGAGATACAAACCTTGCTGGATGAAGAAAGAATTACAAAAATGGTTAATGAATCAAAAAGGCTGGATGACTCATCTATACAGATAGCTCAAGCCATGCTTGGTAGGGTTGGACGTAAACTGCAAAAAGCTTTTCAAGATGAGCAGAATAACCCCAATGTTGAGGCTCTATCTTTGCAGGATTTAAGAGAGGCTTCACACGTAGCACAAAACGCCCAAAGATTAGGGAAACTAGCCTTAGGTCAGGCTCAAGAAATTTCAAAGGTATCAGCAGATGTCAGCAACCCCGAAGCCTTCCACAGAGTTATGGAACAACTTGACGAGCTTGCGTTCGCAAGGTCACAAGGCGGTAGCAAGCCTTTACACTGATTGGCTGAGTACCGCTAGGCCGACACAATTAACGCCTCAAGGCGATTGGAATATATGGCTCATATTGGCTGGCAGGGGGTGGGGAAAGACGCGTACAGGCGCGGCAGACGCTATGCTTTACGCTTTACGCAACCCAGAGGTGCAAGTTGCAGTAATCACACCAACATTCGGAGATATTAGGCGCGTTGCCTTTGGTGGTGTATCAGGAATATTAAAAACTTTGCCGCAGGGCTGTATGCTTGAGGGCAGGGGGCAAGGTTACAATTCATCTGCATCTGAGATACGGTTATTTAATGGCTCTAAAATATTTGGTTTTTCTGCGACTGAGCCAGATCGTTTAAGGGGTCCACAGTTTCACAGGGCTTGGTGCGATGAGTTGGCGGCATGGAGATACCCAGAAACATTTGATCAGCTTATGTTTGCGTTACGGCTAGGGGATAACCCTCAGTGCGTTATTACTACAACGCCAAGGCCAACACCCCTTATTAGAAAGCTATTAGATAGGAATGATGTTCGTGTAACCACAGGAAGCACATTTGAGAACGAGGCTAATTTAGCAGAATCTACGTTAGCAATGTTGAAAGAGAAGTACGAAGGGACTACCCTAGGACGTCAAGAGTTATATGCGGAAGTGCTTGATAATTTAGAAGGGGCGCTCTGGAATAACAGAATGATAGATGAAGCTAGGCTACCCAAAGATAGCCAAATAGAGTTTACTAAAATTGTAGTTGCACTTGATCCAGCGGTAACTGCAAACGATGATTCGGATGAAACTGGCATTGTAGTAGTAGGAAAAGATCAGCAGAACAAGTATTATCTGTTGGACGATAAATCAGGAAAGTACACCCCAGATGAGTGGGGTCGCCTTTCAGTTGAGTTATACTACACATGGGAGGCCAATCTAATAGTTGCAGAAGTCAATAATGGCGGTGACTTGGTAGAGAGGCTAATAAGGAGCATTGATACATCATGCAGGTACAGGTCTGTTCACGCAAGCAGAGGAAAGATGCTTAGAGCAGAACCCATATCAGCATTATACGAACAGGGCAAAGTCCACCATCTGGGAGTTTTCCCAGAGCTAGAGAATCAGATGTGTACCTACACAGGTGACAGGCCAAAACCCTCCCCAGACAGGCTTGATGCTTTGGTTTGGGGATTAACTGAAATAAGCAAATCACGCGGTGAAATTGCTTGGAGAGTTTCATAATGGCTATATTTGATAGATTTAGAAAGCAAGCACAACCAGTTAGTGTCAAGAATTCGTCTATGGTTGGTTACTTTGGTGTAGGGTCTGATCCAGTTAAAAATTACACCTATGATGAGTTAGCCGCTGAAGGCTACATGAAAAACGCAATCGTCTACAGGTGCGTTAATGAAATATCAAAAGGCGCGGCATCTGTACCGTTCAGAATTATAAGCAGAGATGGAGATGAGTTTGAAGCTCACCCAGCTATGGATTTGTTGAGTAGACCTAACCCATTGCAAAGCTATACCGAGTTTATGAATGCCTTGTTTGGATATCTTCTTTTATCTGGCAATAGCTATATGCTAAGAATCACAGGCATGGCAAACATTCCCAAAGAATTGCATCTTTTACGTCCTGATAGAATTAAGATTGAAGGCGGCAAAGGAGCAATGCCATCTAAGTACGAATATATAATCAATGGCCGTATAGAATCAGTTTACGATGTAGACCAAGAAAATGGCTTTAGCGATCTTAAGCAAGTAAAGCTATGGAACCCATTAGATGATTTCTACGGTATGTCTCCACTCAATGCGGCCGCTGTAGAAGTAGATCAACACAACCTATCAAGCAAGCACAACATCAACTTGCTCAACAATGGAGCAAGGCCATCAGGT